GAAATTGGAACACTCCGTTCCTGCTTCTATATAGACTTGCCCCTCTATGTTCAGACGGATCAACATTGGTTTTCAGATTAGACAAGTTGAATAATCTGCCACTTGCGTTGCCTATTACAATCCCGTCCTGAGTTACCCATATTGGAACGCTATTATGAATTTTTTCTTCCGGAGATAAGACATCTCCCATTTCCTTTACATTATTGCAGTAAGTCAATGTTCCTGGTACACTTCCTGTTCCTACACTTGTCTGCCTCATTTCTGCTGGATTAGCTCCCAACAGAGAATATGTAGCTTCTTTAGTGCCTACAAAAAGCCCCCCTATTGTACTTGCCACAAGGGTAATATCGTAAGGAAACTCAAATTTGTTTAAGTCGAGTCTGAATAGACCCAGCTTATAAGGTTCAGAGTAATAAAGAGTATTGTCAACACTCCCCCACATTCGACCAAAGGCGAAAACAATGTTTTCTAAGAATGGTGGAGGAGAACACAGGAAAGTCGGCAGAGTTTCAACATACATACAAGCAGATACGGAATCAACATCACCCTGTTTGTAGAAAGTCTCTCCATTGGGATCAGTCAACCACAATATCTCGTCCGGATCACGGTTTAATATGCTGATCCCTGAGTTATCGGAATCAAGATAAATTTCCGTGATCAGACCATTTCCACTCAACTCACCGTTGACAAGTCTCGTAAAACAAAGCCTGTAAACTCCTGAAGGCATATTGCCAGAGGATTGAACTGCTACAGGCTGGTCCGGTAATGGAATCCCCCAATCGGAAACGGAAGAATCTGAGGGATCATAGATTTTCTTCCAGTATTTATTTGAAATGTAGATCCTGTGATCAACCTTAGCATAATCCAGAGGTTCATCAGTAGGACCGTCAATAGAACAGATCTCCACGGCTATACCGGTCCGAAGCTCATAGAGTTTCCCACCGGCAGCACAAAGCATAGTTCCAGTAAAGGCAGCAAGAGAGTGAGATCCTGGGAGAGCTATATGAGATTGATACCCAGCCCTCCGGATAATCTGCCCTTCAGTATTAACGTCAGCATTGAGAATAAGACGGGGTTCGTTGATACGACCTTCCTCCGTCTTGATATTGTTCATGCCGACAAACTGATCAATTATAATCGGTTTTGCCATTATGCCCTTACGCTTCTACGCTTAACCTCATGTTGAATAGCATTGTTGCTAATCAGATCTGCTTTTGCATTTTCAAACTTAGCGTTGAAGAAGTCGAAGTTTGCCCTAGCCCCCTCAATACCGTCCTCAATCATATCACCATAAATTTCCTTGCAGGCAAAGCTGACCAGCAGATCATCTTGTGATTCGTCTGGAATACCGTCAGGTTCATCTGTATCAGCAGCCATATCAGTAGGTTTTCTATAGTAATATAAGGTTAGAGTATCGGCAGAGGTAGGAATAGGTTGATAATAGATATTATTCTGAAGAACACACACATGAACAATATTACCTTCATAAGATTCATCAATGATCTTATAACCATAACGATCCACAAAAGCAGGGAATGATTTAATAATCTCAACCTCTTGCTCCTGGGCTGCACTAAAGCACTTTGTCAGGTGTTTGCTATAATTAGCAGGAACGGCAACTTTTCCTTCGGAGGTACTGGTAGTTACTGTGTCATTCGCAAAGAGATCATTGAGCAAAATTTCCTTTGCTACCTGATTAATGCCTTTGTTCAGCTTAATCAGGATCTCCCCTGAATACAGTCCAGAATCCTCATAGGAAGGATCTTGCAGAAAGGCTAATACCCTTCTTTTCAATTCCTTATAAGTCATTTCAACCTCATTGGTTTTGGTTTTGCATATTCTTCTTTACTTCTTCCTGAGTCCTCAACGTTCCCTCTCGAAGCATTTCCCTGTAGTCCTTTTCAGTAGCCTCACCAATTCGATCATAAGGAAATACCTTAATATGTCCTACAATCTTTCTGGCTTCTCCAGGCATCTGAGTGAATTGTGGGAAAGAAGCATTGTCAGCACAGATAAGATACCTTTCAGGAAGTACAACTTCCTTGCCCCTTTGAATATGTCTGACTTCACCGTTGACCGAAAGGACAACATCATCAGAATCATTAGGAGATCTCTTGTCTGCAAACTTGACTCGAAAGAATCTTTCCTTTCCACCCTTCTTTGAAGCAGGCTTCTTCACCGGCTTCTTTACCTCAGCACTTGCTTGAACTTCAGGCTTAATGCTTTCTTCCTCGCTTTTTGGTTTTTGGGCTTCTTTTGTTCCCTGTTCCATTTGCTTTTTCCTTTTTTAAAATGTTAAAGGTTAAGGTGAGCTGCTCCCCAGGTTAAGGAGGAGAAGGAGCAGCTCTAGGGTTGAGTTTGGGAAAACTCTTATTCGTAATCGTAGCAACCAGCTTCGATTTCCAAATAATCACCGTCTTGGTTGACAGTAGCACTTGCTCCCAACGTAAAGCCTGGAGGAATTGCTTCCCCAAGAGAAGCACCAACAAAATCAAACATTCCGTAGATCTTGCCTACTTCACTTGCCATTCCGGATAAATGAGCTTTCGGAAGAACGTCAAGCGTAACTTCGTCAGCAGCATCACCGTCATTAGTCAGAGCAACGATAACGGCAGTAAGTCCTTCTTGACCGTCATGGCTGAAAACAACCTTAGATCCGACACCAACAACGTCAGTATCAACACCAGCATTGAAATGTCCAGTTTTATTCGCTGGAGTATCAATGGTGAAATTGGTAATATCACCTTTCTTGTCAGTCCGATCATTTTTGAGTTTAGTTGTTGAGTCAGCAGTCAATGGACCTTCACCGTCATAAAGAACGATTCCAGCAGCAGCACTAGCAGCATCAGCTTTAGTACCGTCCACATCAGCAGTCTGACCAAATCTTTGCTGGCTTACACTTCCCCTGTTCCAGACAAGCTCAGTCCTTGTGTCTCCGTTAAGAATCTTAACGTAATCAGGCTTGAAGCCGAGTCCGAAACTCAGAGAGGCAGCAGTACCTTTAGCAATGAATTTTCTTGCGATCATAATTCTAACTCCTTATTGAGTTTTTATATTAAGGGGAGGAAAACCTCCCCACGATTCCTGTTTTTTCCTGATCCTACAATTAAGAAGTAGGATTAGCAGTAACGGCTACTTCAAGCCTTGCCATCCACAGTTGATTGAGAATGACTGAAGCCTGGTATGTTTTCCAGGAGACGAATCCTCTTTGACCCAAAGGATCACCAGGAGCAGGCATAGGATTTTTGACTGCTGGCTTGATTGCGTTCTCACCCTGCAATGGAACGATACCATAAGCATCTTTCGCAAGTAGCAGGATAGGATACACATCACAATTAGCACCAACAGAAACTTCTACACCACCTGAGAGGTAAGTAGTTCCGGAAGCACCGGCAGTTTCCCACGGATCAAACAGGCTACTGGACAAGAAACGGAAGTTTTCAAACTTACCAAATTCATTGACCATAGCTTTGTCTGCATTGGAATACTTTTCAACCGGCACGAAACCACCAAGAGCATACAGGTCAGCTTCACAGTCAGAATGGCACAATCCGAAGAAAGCAGATCTGACCGGCTCAGTTCCGATAAACGGACTGGCTTTGATGATCTTTGAGATAGGTTTTGCTTTAGCCCTACGGAAACCACGATAGACTTTCCGTAAGTCAGCATTGATAGCAGGACTGTCAACAGTTGCCCTTGAAGTTACTCCAGCAGCATAGTAGACATTACTACCAGCACGAAGTACGTAGAAACGCAGTAACTCAATAGTCTCAGCAGCCTGCTCAGAACAAATGTCAATAGCTTCGGTGAGAACCGGATCTTCGTGAGTGTCTTGAATTACATCAGTAATCTGCACCCAATCACCGTACTGTTCCAACGTAACATTAACGTCCTGATAACGGAGCTTCTGACCTGGAGGAGTTACACCTTCAGCCAAAGGACTTGTTGCAGGAGGCAGACACAGGTATCTCCTCCACCGTCTGGTTTTAGTTTTGTTCTTTCCTTGTGGATCAAACTGTCCAAAACGTTCAAGGATCATCATTTCTTGACCACGTTTCAGAAGTTCTTTAGTGGCATATCCACCGGTCCGTGGAGAAACATCTCCATACGTGTTAAGTTCAGCCATATTGACCTCCTAGTTAGAGTTTTTTGACTTATTGGCAACTGTAAGTTCTGGACTCTTTGCTACTCGAAAGTCAATAGTTTAGTTTACATTTTATTTATACGAATAAATTTTTTACAATTTCTATTAGCACACTTAATTTCTATGGCAGTTTTCTTACCCATTTTTCCTTTAAAGAGTAATTGACCACAGAAAGGACAACGTACCTTCTTTGATAGATCAACCTCAAAAGTATCCCCAGCAAACTTAGGATCTATGAGAATTTCCATATTATGTTTACTCATTTTCCTCACCGTCCTCATAGAATCCTTTGTTGAAATCACTCTTATCATCTGCTTTTTTACGTGAAGCAGCTTTCTTCTTTTGACCAAATCCCTTATTTTTCAAAGAACCACTATGCAATTTATCAACTCGATCCTTTTCACTTGACTTCTTCCCTGACTTTTCTCCCTGAGTTTCCTCTTTGAACTTTGTCAGTATAAAAGCTATGTTGTCAACCTTAGTCGAATTGTTATAGCGTTTAATCTGTTTCGGCTGAGTCTCAAGCCAGTCAGTAAATTCCTTACTATTCCTGACTTGCTCATGATCCGAATGAGCCATAGTCAATTTCAAACTGTTATTCTCATTCTTTAGAGCTTCAACATCTTCCGGAGTAGCGATTAATCCCATTTCAATATATTTCTGGAGAACTTCATTAGCTCCCCTAATCGCTAGATCCTTAGCTGCTGCATACCCTTCAGGAAAATCCTGCTTATACTCAGCAATATTAACTTTAATCCCGTCAATTTCAATCTCACCTTC